CTTCAATCGTAAAGCTCGACGTGATGGACGGGGTTGTTTGCCACGATGCTGGGCCAGCCAGCAAAAACACACCTGATACCGGCACCGTATAATCAACTATTGTGTCGTCTGCTGGCGTTTTCCGTATGGGTGGAGCTATCGACAACGTGATGTTGCCTGAGCCGTCTGAATTGGCATCAGCGACGATCATATGTAGCTCGTTGTTAAACGATATGTAGTCGCCCGACCTCAAATAGTTGGCAACGCTCGCAGTCGCTCCATCACACACCAAACTGGTGCCAGACTGAGTACCTCCATTGACTCTAAGCGTTCCGCCTCCCGCACCTCGGCGCGTGTGTGAATGATCGTGGAGCGTGAACCTATGCTCTTGACCGTTTAGCTTAACCAGGAACGCTTGCATGACCTTCCGATCAGCACCCGACAGATTGTTGAACTGCAAGCTAGCCTTCCACAATGAGCCTTTGCGAGAGGAGGTTTGTATCGCATTAGTCAAAGGTGACTGAAACGTGCGGGTGTTAGCAACAAGCTCAAACGTGTTCGTCGTGGGCGTGATGCTGGGGAATGCAAATGTGGTCACGCGAACCTTCTCCTACGCATCAGATCTTGGATTGTCAGTATAGTCTGCTGGCTGGTCTGAGCCATAGCAGTTTTGATCTTCTGGTCTACATCAGCGCCAGAGCCGCGAGCATCGACGTTGTTAATAACTGTGATGCCTCCCCCCTGACCTTTCGTATGGTCGATGACTGATTCATTCGGGTGAAGTGTAGCAAGGAAGCCGCCGCGCCCATCTATGCCTCCCGATCTCGCGCCCATGCCAGTGAAGCCGCCGCCCTCGAAGCTAGCGGACTTGATTTGAGCGACTTGCGCCAAGCCGAACCCGACTGTCGCTATCGCTGCTAACTGTCCAAACGGTGGAGGGAACGCAGCCAGTGCCTTAGTCGCAGCATCGTAGGTCTGCATAGTGGCCTGAGCTATCCGAAAGGCTTTGTTTACGGCGAACATCTCTTTGCTCATTCTTGATGAGGCAGTGAGTTGCTCGTCTAAGTTGCTGAGAGTTTCTTCCTTGTTTTTCTTCTTCTCTCTACGTTCTTCGATGCTTTTGTCGATGTTGGATTGATTCAAAGCAAGCAGGACGGCGCTACCATCTTTTTCTAGCTGCTCCATCTCTTTGCGGAGATTGGCTTGCTCTCTCAGAGCCGCGGTCGCTGCTCTCGTTCTTTCTGCGGTGGTATCCTGTGACTCAGCATAGGCCGCGTTAACCGCTGCTATTCTTTCAAGGACGATGCTGGCTTCTTCGTTGACAGCGTTTTGTTCTCTTTGCGCTGCTGCGACTGCTTCAATCGCTGCTTTTAGAACTGGTTGTCTAGTGCGCCCCTGTCGTTTTCTTTCGAGGTCTTCCTCTGCTTTATCTACTTCAAGTTGTGCTTGTGCTTGTGCCGCTATCGCTTCAGCTTGCAACTCTGCATTGCGACGGATAGCCCTCGCTCGCTCTGTTGCAGTCATGGAAGCTAACGATGTTTGTACATCGTCTGCCGCTTCCTTCATTCGCTCTAGTGCATTCGTGCCACTAAAGAGAGAGGAAATTAGCGGGCCAGCGACTGCCGCTGCAACGGCGATGAATGCACCGATCACTGCACCACCGGGGCCAAAGATCGAGGCTATTTGAGAACCCTGTTGGCCGAATACTTGGGCCGCGCTGGTTCCGCCCTGTAGCTGAACCGCTACGTCTTGAATCTGGAAGCCTAGTTGCTGAGAAGCGCCTCTGAAGTTTTTGAATCGCCCTGTGACGACTTGAGCATTCTTCGCAGTGCGGTTGAGGTTTTGGTTAACCGAATCAAGGCCGCGTTTGGTTCTATCCTCTGCTGTGATTACTACTTTAGCGTCAGCCATTATCGCGCCCCAAAATGTTTAGGTAGGCTATCCACTCATTGAACTCACTGAGCGGCATCTGCTCTGCCTCACCTATCGTAATATGTAAGCGATCAGCTAAGGCAATGAGATTCAACCGAAACTGATCGCTAGTTAGTTTTTTTCCTGATCCTCAACACTGGTGATGGTGCTAAACATCTGAGCGGCGATCTCGCTAACTATCGCGCTTTCCTCACCCATCAGGTCGTGCCTATCCTCTGCTGAGTCGAAAATGCGCTCATTCGACTCGTCGGTAGCCTTCATGCAGATCAGATCAACCATCGCAGGCAGCGTCATGTCACTCAAAAAGCCAGGGTGCTTCTTTTGCATCTGGCCCATGTCATAAGCGGTTATCGGGTAGCAGTAAAACACAAAAGGCTCGCCGCTCTCGTCAGCCCACTCTGAGACCTCGATTCGCTTCGGCTCTACTTTGCGCCGATTGCGTAGCTCCCGAACCAGCCCCATCAGTTCGTGCCTTCTGTGACCGCCCCTGATACTTGGAAGGCAAACTCGCCCTCAACTAGACCATCGAATGCCGCGCTGATCGTGTTACCAGTCACAACCGCTGCCCCGCTGTAAAACTTCTCGCCTGATCCTGTGCCTGTCGGATGGATCTGGAAGTCGAGAGAGTCTGCTGCATCAACCAATAGCTGCACCGCATCGCTGTCGTCCCAATAGACTGACATCGAAACCGTTGCATTCTTGAGTGAGCCGACATAAGTGCGTGCTGTTGCGCCCATCACTGTGGTTTCTAGCGTGTCCGCTGTTTGCTCAATGCTGAAGTTTCGTACTTCGCCTGCCGCCGTCGCAGTGCCGCCAGTAGCAGCCAGCTTTACGACTCCACCCGAACCCTTTGTTGTAGCCATTTTATTGCCCTCTAGGTTGTACCGCGAGTGAACTGATATTCGACTCGCACTGTAATAATGACCCCGCCTATTGGGTCAATGCTGCCATCATCTGTCTCGATGCTGGTGATTTGTGTGTCGATAGCATTACCGCCTCTCGTTCTATCAACATCTAATTTTTCTTCAATCGCTTCAACGATCTGATTCCTCGCAGTGTCTATCGTAGTCGATTTAACAAAACAGACTAGCTCGTAATCTATATTGCCAAAGCGACTTGTCGCGCTTCCTCCGACCGTTGCATCCTCTCTGCTTTCGTTAGTCGTTCTCACTAGGATAGCCGGATATTGCGCGTTGCTCAGTTTATCAAAGTCGAAAGGCTCCCGCGTCACCAGCTTAATAGTAGGCGATGCGATCGCTTGCAACTGCGTCACGATGTTGCTGGCGATGTTCTCCCTGACGCTCACGCTCTACCCACGGCTGCTTTGATGTCTGTCGTGAACCTAGCCTGCAACCTTGTCTTTTCTTTGCTGTTGAATCCCATAAAAGGGCGAGTACGCTTATTGAAGTTCGCCTTTTTGGTTGCCTGTTGGTTGTCAAAGAATATGACCGCTCGTCTACTGCTTTCACTCTTAACCTGCATAGACCGCAGCATCTGCCCTGTTGCGTTCAGATTTACTGTAGTCGGGTCGCTTTTGCGTAGCTTTTTTCTTCTGAATTCAATGTACTTCGGAGAGTAAGCGGGAAACGTACCGTTGATCCCTCGACCTTTGGCAGTGCGCTGCTTGATGATCTGTTGACCTAAGCCAGCCACACGCAATACCGCCTTGGGCAGCGCCGACTGAACCGCTCGCTTTTGCTTGTCAGTAATTTGCGTCAAATCCTTCGGCGTGATTTGCAGGTTGAGGATGACGGTCATCGCGTAAGCCGCCCATAGCTGACGATGCTGCGCTCGTCGTCTTCTATTGAGCCGCTATTGTCATCGTCGTACTCCACGCCATCAGCGAATACCGCGACCAGTTCTTCCTCATACCTCTGTTTATAGAAGTCGATCATCCCTAGAAAGCGATCATTCTCCACCCAGTTCGTAAGCTGGGGCAGAGCAAACTTCCAGAGAACTAGATAGACGTTGCACCGAGTCCACTGTGACTCCGTGAGGTATGCAGTGACCATCTCTCCTGGCAGACCTTTGCGATACCACCACTCGTTGCGGATGGTACGCAGCAAGTCGGCCTCAGCTTTCGCATGTTCAGCCGAAAAACTGGTAATGCCGAACTGCAATATGTCGGGAACGAGCGCGACTAGATCAGAGTCTTGAGAGAAGGCCATATCAACTCCACTTGGTACGATCAGCCCAATATGCTGCTGATGCCGTTTTATCTCTACGACCTTTGGCTATGTTTGCCGCATGTCGTGCCTTGAACGATCTGCGCTTAGCCTTATCAGCTTCGCTCTCGCCCTTGCGTGGAGGTTTGGTTTCTGCACCCTGCTGACCGAATCGGATCATGCGAACCTTGTCGCCTTGTCGCGCTAATACGACGTGGCTTTTATTCGGGTGCTTGGGTGTGCGTTTCGGGCGGTTGTATCCCTCGAAGCGCACGCCACGATATGTAATCGCCATGAGACCTCCAAAAAGGGCCAGCCCCGCAAGCTGGGGAGAATG